ACGATTTTGATCAAGTTACCAATATGAAGTACGCAGAGCACATTAGTAGTTGGAGCACTTCAGGCTATAACAGCTTTACCCTGAATCAGGATGCCCTAAACCGTATCGCAAGTTTGGACACTTTTAAGGTAGCATTGGTAAACTTCACACACGATTTTAGCAACTCAGCGCCGACAAGTAATGTAAACCTTAGATCAGGTATGTATTTCGCTGGCTATTCTGACGTTGCTTTCCGCCCTTACATTTCTTATACAGCGGGCTCTGTTGATGTTGATGACGCCATAAAGCAATACCGCAGAAAGCAAAGAAGAGTTAGATCACGAGGCGGCAGAACAAAAGGCTTTAGTATTTCTCGTGTCGCTTCACCACCCGCTGGTGGCAAAGTCGTTTCAAATGGTTTTAAAACAGACGGTTTCTAAATACCAAACTAATTAATTCGTAAGAGGTTAAAAATATGTCTAACAGTTTTATATACTCCACCGGGCTAAACCATGTAGGCGCTTATCAGGTGAGCGCCCAACCTTATCTATCATCTTCAATTACAGCCCCGGCAAATACCGCAGAACCATTGGAAATTAAATTTGGACAAGTAACTAAGTTTATTATTGTTCGTAACGAAACAGACTCCACTGGAGATATTCGTGTTGGCTTTTCTTCTGGCGGGCTTGTTGGAACAAACTTTGTGCGCTTGGCAGTTTCAGAGTCACTTTCAGCAGATTATAAAGTATCATCAGTATTTGTTCGATCTGATGATGGCAGTACACAATCAGTTTCAATTGTCGCTGGATTGATAAATGTTCCAACAATTAGACTAACAGCTGCTTCACCATCTGGCTCTAACTGGTCAGGCTCACTTGGTGTTGGCTAAAGAGGAAAAATGAGTCGCGCAAGAAATAACAGATATAGAACCAATAGGTCACGAAATAATTGTAGTAGACCTTCAAATTTAACGGTCTTTCCGAAGAATGACGAACATCCGGATAGAACAATTAAAAGGTTCCTTCGTAAAACAAAGAAGTATAGAATTATTGAGCAATTTAAAGAGCATGTCTATTACGAAAAGCCTTCTGCTAAAAGAAGAAGAAAGAAGCTTCGTAGAGAAAAGCTAATTAAGAAAAACGCTCAACGGGCAAATAATTCATAATAAGTATTATTGGATTTATTGTATTTTACATACTACTTATTTGTGAATTATTCCTTTTACGGAGAACATATTAAATGTCATCATTGTTAGAACAAGCTATAGTTGATGCTCAGGCATTGAGAGAAGCTGCAATTAAAAGTGCAGAGAACACTATTCTAGAGAAGTATTCAGCCGAAGTTAGAGAAGCAGTCTCTTCCCTTCTAGAACAAGAAGAGGATGAAGAGCTAGAGCTTGGCGATATCACTGGAGAAGTCGTGGACGACGACAAGGAAGAAGAGATTGTCCCTGATGCAGCCAAAGAGGGTGAGAAGCTTTGTCCTTGCCCCGATGATGATGAAGAGATCGAAGTAGTTTTTGATGATCTTGTAGACCTCCAGAAAGAACTTCCAATGGGCTCAAAAGAAGAGATGCCTTCTGATGAAGAGATGCCTTCTGACGATATGCAACAGCTCGAAGAAGAGTTTGAGCTTACTGAAGATATGCTTAGCGTTTTGGACGAAGAACTTGATGAAGCAAGTAAGCCACCAATCAAGAAAGAAGATGGCGATTTTGTTGTTCGTTACAATAGCGATCTTGAAGAGTATTCAGTCGGTAAGCCAAATGATCCAGAAGAGAAACTTTATTACACCAGTGATAAGGAAGATGCAATGGACACACTTGAGCGCATGGCATCTGATGATGACAAGATGGATGAAGAGATCGAGCTAACTGAAGAAAATCTTGAAGCTATCATGGAAGAACTTGTTGTTGACATTAAGCCTCAAAAGAGAGGTTGGGCTGGCACACCGGGTCCTACAATGGACTATTATGCAGAACTTGAGCTTGCACGCCTTGCTTCAACAGAAGCTCAAGAAGAGATTGAGACCATGAAAGCGGCTCTCTCTAACATTAAGAAAGATTACGCTCAATTGAGCGAGAGCTTTGACTCTGCCGCTGGCAGAAATAAAAAGCTCACCCAAACAGTTTCTAGCTTGCAAGAGAAACTTGAAGAAGTAACTCTTACAAATGCTAGATTATTTTACACGAACCGTACACTGAATAGCGACTCGCTGAATGAGCGACAAAAGAATAAGATTGTCGAAGCTATTTCGGAAACTCGTTCTGTAAATGAGGCGAAACTCGTATTTGAAACGCTTCAAAGCGCAGTGGGTTCATCTGTCGAAAGCAGAGGACCAAAGTCACTTAGCGAAGCAGTAAATCGTAATTCGCCTCTGATGGCTCGCAGAGAGTCATCAAGCAGTGCTGAAAGACCTGTGGTCGAGCGTTTGCAAAGACTCGCAGGCATCAAGAAACTTTAAAAAAGGAGATAATAATCATGTCTATTCTAAATAAATTGACAGAAGGTATTGTTAATCGTGATCTCCGTCAAGAAGGTACTGCTCTTCTCACTAAGTGGGAAAGAACAGGTCTTCTGGAAGGTCTCGATAATGATCGTACCAAGCATTCTATGGCACGTCTACTTGAGAACCAAGCTAAGCAGCTTCTTAAAGAGGCAGCTGGTTCCTCTATGGCAGCAGGTGATGTTGAGGGTTTCGCCGCTGTAGCATTCCCAATCGTTCGTCGTGTGTTCGGCGGATTGATTGCTAACGAACTCGTTAGCGTCCAACCAATGAGCCTCCCTTCGGGTCTCATTTTCTTCCTCGATTTCACCTTTGGTGATTCCCGTCTCGGTCAGACCGATGGCGATTCACTCTACGGTGGCGGTGTTGTTGGTCAGGCAATCACTGGCGGTGTTACCTTAACTGGTGACTCAGCTGATGCCGGTCCTTATAACCTAAACAATGGCTATTCTTCCGCGACTGGCTCAATCGGCATTAAAGCTGGTTTTGTTGTTGAGGCTTCTGGTGTTATTGGTGTTGCTGCCGGTGCCGGCGACTTCCCAATCTCACAGGCAGATACTGATACACTTAACGAGCTTACTCGTTATGACGCGGACCTTGTTGGCTCAAGCGTTGTTGTCGTCTCTATGACAGGCTCCAATACTTTGGCACAGTTTAATCATCAGGATCTCGTTGGCATTGCATCTGGCGATGCAGCAGCTGTTCGTCCCGGTCGTCTCGTTCGTCGTTTGACCCAGCTTTCTTCTGGATCAACCAATGATCAGCTTCCATCTTCCGCTGGTTACAAGATCACCATGGTCTTTGAGGGAACTGGTTCACAGACTATTGGTGGTGAGGGAACACTTGATAACCTTCTCGATACTCTTACCGCAAGTGCTTTGGTTAAGAGCTTCGACTTCCCAATTAAGGATAACTTTAATGGTACAGCAACTGCTGGTGCTGTTTCAGCTGTCGGTGCGGTCAGAGCTGACGCTACTTGGGGTCTTGAGGATAAGGAAGATATCCCTGAGATCGATATCAAGGTCGATTCTGTGTCCGTCACAGCTATCACCAAGAAGCTCAAGGCTAAGTGGACCCCTGAACTCGGTCAGGACCTCAACGCCTACCACAACCTCGACGCTGAGGTTGAGCTTACTTCAATTCTCTCTGAGCAGATTGCTCTTGAGATTGATCGCGAGATCCTTGAAGATCTCATCAAGGGTGCAACCGCTGGTACATTCTACTGGTCACGTTCACCCGGTCTATTCGTGAATCGTGAGACTGGTGCCGAGGTTGGCGCTAGTGCTAAGGCTCCCGATTTCACCGGTACTGTCTCAGAGTGGTATGAGACACTAGTCGAGACCATTAACGATGTGTCCGCTCAGATCCATCGTAAGACACTCCGTGGCGGTGCCAACTTTGTTGTCACTTCCCCAGAGATGGCTAACATCCTTGAGTTCACTGCTGGTTTCCGCGCAAGCGTTACCGCAGATCAGGATCGTGGCACAATTGGTGCAGTCAATGTTGGCTCACTCTCCAAGAAGTTCGACGTCTACGTCGATCCTTACTTCCCACGGAACCTAGTTCTCGTTGGTCGCAAGGGCAACAGCTTCCTTGAGAGCGGCTTCGTTTTTGCTCCTTACGTCCCACTACAGGTTACACCTACTATCTTCGGTGTTGAGGACTTCGTGCCCCGTAAGGGTGTCATGACTCGCTACGCTAAGAAGATGGTGCGTCCTGACATGTACGGACTTGTTGTCTGTCGCGGTCTCCTTGGTGAGTCCGGAGCCTGATAGCAAGTAAAGCTTAGGTAACTAAGTTGCCCACCCTCGTATGAGGGTGGGCTTTTCTATTTTGAGAAACTATTTAGATTAGAGGAGAGCGCACTATGAAAGCATCCAAGTTTTTTAGATTAAAGAGAAGGTTGGCTTCTAAACAAGAAGTGGCCAAAGAGGTTGTTGCACCGCCAGAGCCCGTTGCTGAGCCTGTTGTTGAGAAGGTCAAGGCAAAGCCTGTGACCAAGAAAAGAAGATTGAAGAAAGCTCCAAAGAGTGAAGAGTAAAGAGTGTTTAAAAAAGCGGAGGGACAGTAAATGGCTATACCAAAATTAAGTCCAGTAAGCCAAACAAGTGCGGTTGTTTTGCCGCCGACTGGCTCTACAACCGATGTCTCCTCTGCTGTACCTCTTGGAGTCTACACAGGCTCTTTTGATTTCTTGTCTGGAGCAGCAGATCAAGTTGCTTACACTTATCAAAAGCTCGGTGGGGATATCCTTGATATCGAGGTTACTTCAGGTTCTGTATATGCAAACTATGAAGAAGCCTGTCTAGAATATTCCTATATCGTAAATATGCATCAGGCGGTTAACAGTCTTGGCGATGTACTTGGCCAAGCCACTGCAAGCTTTGACCATAATGGTGTGATTAGGGGCGGTGATCCCTTGAGCGGTAGTCAGGTTGAGCTTAAATATCCAAAGTTTGATATTAGATATCCAAAGAGAGTTGGACCTGCTGTGGCACAAGCTGCTGGATTTGGCGGCACAAGACCGTACTACTCAGCATCAATCGCATTGGAAACAGGCATACAAGACTATGATCTACAGAACATTATTTCTAGTTCTGCTGCTGTTTCTGATTCCGGATATCCATATGCTCTAAAAGTAAATAACAATAGAGTTACTATTGAGAGAGTGTTCTACAAAACACCACAAGCTATGTGGAGATTCTTTGGTTACTATGGCGGGCTAAACGTCGTTGGTAATGGCTCCATTTATGGTTACGGTCAATATACCGATGATTCTACTTTTGAAGTCATTCCAGTGTGGCAAAACAAAATGCAAGCTATGGCTTATGAAGATCATCTATATACAAGACTATCACATTATTCATACGAAATTCATAATAATGTTCTAAGGCTCTACCCAGAACCAGATGCTAATTTGGTCCCTAACCTTTGGGTTGACTTTACTATTGATAATGACTCAAATTCTTGGGAAGACCAAGACAATCAAGAGACAGGGGTAAACGGTATCAACAATATGAATACGTTGCCTTTTACAAATATTCCTTATGAATCAATCAACTCTATCGGCAAGCAGTGGATTCGAAGATTCGCTTTGGCACTTACGAAAGAGACTTTAGGACAGATAAGAAGTAAGTTTAGTACAATTCCAATACCGGGAGAGTCAGTAAACTTAAACGGTTCAGATTTGATTTCACAAGGAAAAGATGAACAACAAAAGCTTAGAGAAGAGCTTAAGACAACACTTGCGGACATGACATATGCCAAGATTGCAGAACAGGAGGCTACACTCATGGAAAATGTCAACAAGACTAACAAGCTTATTCCTATGCTTATTTATCAAGGGTAGATAAATGTCTACGAATAATAAATGGACACAACCCTCTAATCCTCCTCCTCCGCTCTTTACTGGTAAAAAAGAAAGAGATCTTGTAAAGCAAGTTAATGATGAGCTTATTGAGAAAGTAATTGGTCAAACAATTGCTTATTATCCGATTGATATTAAGAGAACTAATTTTCATGATCTTTACGGAGAAGCTATCACGAAAACCTTTTTACCACCCATTAGAGTTATGGCTTTGATACAGCTAGTTGATTTTACGTCAGTTTATACCAACAATATTGGCGTAGATTTTAAATCAACCATCAAAGTACACTTTCACAAAAGAAGACTGACAGAAGATCAAGATCTCTATGTTAGAGAAGGAGACTTTGTGTTGTATGGTGACATCTTCTATGAGATTACCAATCTCAGTGAATCTAGATTGTTTGGACAGATTGATAATAAAATGGAAATAGCCGCTAACTGCATTGCAGCAAGGGAGGGAACGTTTAATGCCCAGTGACGAGACAATAGTTGGAGAAGATAATCCACTTGTTCAGGACATTAAATTTATGCCCTCTACAATTGAAACTATCGATGTTGCTTGTATAATTGGATTAACGAAGAGGTCAATCCAT